TAAGTACATGGTATTTAAAAAAGTATACAAACATTTGGAAAAAGAAGGTTTTGAAATGTATCCAATTGGAGTAAATCCAGAATACAATAAGCCTTTAATAATTGTAAAAGATAGTGAGCCGACTCGCATTGCGGGTACGGCTTTTAATAATTGTATAGTTTATTTATATTGTCACCATCCAATGGGAGACTATACAAAAGTTTTAGATTTTAAAGAACAGATAAAAGAGAGTATGGATAAACTTGATAATTTTGAGAGGATAGACAATGGATCTCAAATAATGGTTGATGATAACGAAACTTATTTATTTGTTCTTCAATACAATAATAAAAGAGTAAGGAGGATTTTATAATGACTGTAACAATGAATCAAATATTCACTACAGATGTATCAATGGCACAAGTAGTAACTAAAAAATCACCAAAGACATATTCATTTAAAACTGCTTCAAAGGTAGAAAAGAAACCATTAACTGTGGAGGGAAAGGAACAACCATTAGATATAAAAGGTGTAAGATGTGCAGTTAAAAAGGCTAAAAGTTCATATGTAGGAAGTGAAATAAAGTTAACTGATAACTCATTTACTCCGGAGGTTTATGCTGTAATAGCTGGAGGTACTGTTACATATGAAGAAGATAATAAAACTTTTAAATCTTATGAAGCTCCAGCAGTTGGAGAAGAAGAAGAAAAACAAAAATTTGATTTAATACTGTACTCTGAAATGCTTGACGAAACTGGGGAGATATTAGGATATTTGAAAGAGACTTATGAAAATTGCGAGGGGCAGTTAATAGGGTCATCGCAAGAGGATGATAAGTTTTTTGCTCCAGAGTTTACGATAACATCAAGACCACCAAGAGGGTCAAAAGGGTTTAAGATAGAGCAAGTTAGAACATTACCAATTGAGTTGTTTGATATGGCAAGAGGTATTTTTGTTGGTCAAGCTGAAAGAAATGAGTTAAGAGATAAAAGTAAAAAGATTGAAAAAACTGGAAAAGTTGAAGTTAAGTAATAATAAGCCCTCTATATCGAGGGCTATTTTAATTACAGGAGGATGAAGAATGTTAAAAGAGACTACTTTAGATGAATTAAAAAATATAGCTAAAGGTGAGGTTATTTCTATAACTGGATTTACACCTGGAGTTCCTTTTAATGTTAGAGTTAGAAGGTTGTCATTAGAAAACTTTATAATTGATGGATACAACGGAAATATACCAAATAAATTAATAGATAGAGCTGATGATATATTTGAAAATGCGAGAAAAAATGCAATAGCAGAAAAGAAACTCACAAATGAAGAATTAAATGAAATAGTAGAGCTAGAAGATTATATACTAAAAGAAATTATGATAAAACCTACTTTTGATGAAGTAATTGAGAGTGGATTAAAATTATCTACGCTACAAAGGCAAGGAATTCTAAACTATGGATTTGCTAATGTAGATAAACTTGAAACCTTTCGTGGGGAGTAAAGAAATTTTAAATGTAGTTTATACGGCACAAGAATTTAAAAAGTTGCCTTCCGAGATTTTAGGTATTACGGACAGTTACGCAAAATATTGTCTAGACCAAGCATGTTCATATATTCTTAGAAATTTAAGGGAAGGTCGGGAACTAAAGGATGACAAGTCTACTAAGACATCAAATAGTATGGACGCTTATTTAGAATATATGCAATCACTAGATTATTAAAGCAGGGAGGTTTTTAAATGGCTGTAGATATAGGTAGGGCAGAGGGAAGTGTTGATTTAAATTATTCTAAGTTTAAAAAAGGTATACAAGAAGCTAAAAAAACTGTTTTAGAAATGGGAAGAGATACGGTAAAAGCAGGTCAACAAATGAGTAAAGCTTTTACATCTTCAAGTAAAGATGCAAATCAATACGAGAACAAATTATCCTCATTAGCAAAAGAACATATAAAATATTCAAATGAAGTTAATAAGTTAAAAAAGAGTCAAGAAAAATATTCTAACGAAGTTGAAAAACTGAAAAAAAAGCAAGAAGACTTAAATGGAAAGATAGAAAAATCTACTAGAGATCAAGAATTGTATAGGATGAAAATTTCTAATACTAAAGAAACTCTTGATAGATATAAAAAAGAACTTTCTGAAACTGGTAAAAATAAAGAAAAGCTTAATGAGAAAATCTCAAAGGGAGAAATTGAGCTAAAGAAATACGATAACCAATTAAAAGATAATGCTCAAAAACAGTCTGTTTGGCAAAAGGAACTTAATAAGACTGAAAAGGAATTAAAACAATATGAAAAATCACTTGAAAAAGTCGGTAAAGAGTTAAAGGATACTGATAAGAAACTAGAGGAAGCTACTAAAGAGTATAAACAATATAAAGAACAATTAAAAGATGTTGAAAAAGCTCAAGATAAAGTAGGAGATAGTGCCGATGAATTGGGAGAGTCAATAAGTAAAGCTAGTTCAGAAACTGAGGGAAGTTTTAAAGGTATTGCAGATGCTATAAGTAATATGAGTCTAGATAGTATTAAAGGATTTGATGGAATAGGAAGTGCTGTCATGAAGCTTCCTGGTAAATTCAATGTCGTTACTGGGGTAGTTTTGGCTGGAGCTAAGATTATACAGGGAGGTTTTAAACTTGGCATAATGGCATCTAAGGAGTTTGCGGGAGATCTTATGACGGTTGGTAAAGTTGGTACTGTTGCTGGTACGGCTTTAGCTGGTGGAATTGCACTAGCTAGTAAAGAAGGTATAGCGTTTGAGGATACTATGTATCAAGTAAAGGCAATTACTGGAGCTAATGACCAAGAATTTAAACAATTGACAACAACAGCACGTGACTGGGGTTCTAAAACTAGATATTCAGCTACAGAAGTTGCAGAAGCTATGACATATATGGGAATGGCTGGATGGAATACAACTCAAATAATAGATGGAATGGGTTCTGTATTAAATCTTGCCACAGTAGGGTCATTAGACCTTGGAAGAGCTTCCGATATTGTGACAGATGGACTTACTGCAATGGGATTAACTGCTAAAGATTCTAATGATTTTGCAGATATGTTATCAGCTACAATTACAAATGCCAATACATCTGTTGAAATGTTTGGTGAAACGATGAAGTATGTTGGCCCTGTTGCTGGATCGTTAGGTATAGAAATGGAAGATTTATCAGTTGCAATAGGTCTTATGGGTAACTCAGGAATAAAAGCTAGTCAAGCTGGTACTGCTTTAAGAGCAGGATTAACTAATTTAGTAAAACCAACAGACCAAATGCAAGCTACAATGGATAAATACAATATAGAAGTTCAAAAAAATGCTGATGGAACTGTAAACCTAGACAAGACAGTAACTCACCTTAGAGAAAAGTTAGGTGGACTTGAAGCATCAACTCAAGCTCAGGCAATAGCTACTATATTCGGAAAAGAAGCAATGAGTGGATGGTCTGCTATTATAAACTCCAATGAGCAAGATTTACAAAAACTAAAAAGTTCTATAAATAATTCAACTCAATCTATGCAATTCTGGAAAAAGAGCATGGAAGACGCCGGAATGAGTGCGGAGGAAGTTGATAAAAATTTACAAACGTTGGACTCTATATTTGAAGAATGTAAATTAACTAGCGACTCTTTAGGGTTAGCAACTACTGACTTAGGTTTAGCCATAACCTTACTAGGTAAAGACTCTAAAGTTACGTCTGATGATGTTAACAAACTTTTAGATTCAATCTTAAAAATGAATGATCCTACAAAAGAAGCTCAAGAGGCTATGGATAAATATGGAGTTTCAATTGAAAGGAATGAGGATAGAAGTATCAATTTCTCAGGAACTTTAGATAATCTGAGAGAGGTATTAAAAGGAAAAAATGAAGAACAACAAAAAGCTATATTAGCAAATATGGGGCTTGAAGGAAGTACTAACGAAATTATAGAGGTACTAAAACTTAGTGATTCAGAATATAACAACCTTAAGAAAAATTTAGAAGAAACTAAAGGGCTTACATCTAAACTAGCTGAAACGATGGATGCTACTACCATGGGAGCTATTAAGTCTATGTCATCCGCTATAAGCGATGTTTTAATAGAAGCTTTTAATGCTATAAAACCACATATACAAGAGTTTTCAAAATTAGTAGCAGAGTCGGCAAATATGATTAAGACTGACGGATTAGACAAAGCTATAAATCATATGATAGATGGTATAAGAGCTAAGATACCGGAGCTACCGCAAATAATATCTAATGGGATACAACAAATGACTGATATTATTTCTAATTGTTTTGGTAATTTTTTAGATTTAGGTAGTGATTTAATAAGTTCACTTTTAGAGGGGATTTATAGAAACATTGACAAGATAGAGGAAATAGCGGGGGATATAATTTCAAACCTTGCTCATTTTATATCTACCAATGCATCTCGTGTTGCTGACGGAGCTATTGCAATACTCGATTCTTTAATGGAGGCTTTTAGAAATAATCAAGAAGCTATCGAAGAAGCTGTTACCGCTTTTGTTTCTTCTGCGGTTGAGTATTTCATTGAAAAGAAAAAAGATATGCTAAAGGTTGGAAAGGCATTAGCTGGAGCGTTTCTTAAAGGTGTTTGGGAAGGACTTAAAAGTTACAAAGGTCAAATGTTCGGCGATGTGTTTAGCGGTTCAGAGCCAGAAGCAGAGGACAAAGGAAGACTTTCAGGTGCAAAATTTATAGATAGCGCTACAGGTAAAATACTAGACGGAAAACCGGGCTTTGTCGATACTTGGAAAGGTATATTAAGTGGTGCTCCTATAGATGAAATACAATTAATAGCTGGAAATCAAGCTGAGGTTTATGTAAATGGCCATAAACAAAAAATTTCCTCGTTAACTCCAGAGGTACAACAGACTGTAAAACATATGTTAAAGGGACAAGAGCAAGACGCTAGAGTTGAGGGCGAAAAGGAAGGTAATGCTAAAGCAGAGGGGCAAAAGCAAGGCATAGAGCAAGGTAAGCCTACTGTAGAGCAAAAAAGTAAAGAGAATGTAAAGGCGAAAGATTTAGAAGCTAAGACAGAAGGTAGAAAAGAAGGAAAAGCCAAAACTGATGGTCAAGTTGAGGGCCTTAATCAAGGTAAACCGCAGGTAGATGCTACTGTGTCAAATAACATAAAGAGTGCCACTAATAAAGGTTCTCAAGATGGTAGAGCAGGCGGTAAACAGATGGGTGACAACGTGACTAAAGGAGCCAACGAGGGTATGAGCCAATTATCTCCTACGATGGCAAAAGAGTTGACGAAAGCTACAAAAGAGCTGCAAAAGTCTGCTACTGTGATGTATAACGGCGCTAAAACATCGTTCTCTAAGTTGAATCAAGTTGCTAAAACTCAAATGTCTGAAATGTATAGAGGAGTCTCAACAAGTTTTCATAATATGGCTAATAAGTGCAAGCAGTCTGCATCTGATATGTATAGAGGTACAAGGACATCTTTCGAATCTGCTTCAAACGCTGCAAGATCAGCAATGTCAAGCATGTATAATGGCGTTACTACTTCAAGTGGGCGAATGGCTTCTAAAGTTATAGCTGATTGGAATCGAATAAGGTCCGCTTTAAGTTCTCGAATAGTTGGTACTGTCGAAATTAGAGCGGTGGGCGTTGAAAGAACTATGAGCCAAATAGCTAGCATAAAATCATCCGCAAGAAGTAGAGCGGTTGGAACTGAAAGAATAGCAGAAGTTATGACTTACAAAGCTAGAAATGATGCTTCTTTTGCTAGGTCCTTGACTATGCCTAAAAATACCTCTAATGTGCTTACTTTAGATTTAGGCGGCAAGGGATATGAAAAGAAGGAAGAAAGAGTTAAAGATGTAAATATGACTATACATTTAAACATAGATAACTTTGTTAATAAATCAGATGATGATATTGACAATCTTGTTAAAGTTGTAGAAGAAAAGCTTTTATATTCTTTAAAGCGTGAAAAGTTTGGATTTTAAAATAATAGGAGGTGTTTAGATATGTCTTGGTATGTTGATATTAATAACCTTGATAGTTTTACCTTTGGGGGTGTTTCTAGCACCTCTTTTAATTTTGCTTTTAAAGCTGATAATTTAAAACCTTTTGAGCAAGATTTTGAACTAAAACCGGTACCTGGAAGAACAGGAGATTTACTTATAAATAATAATCGTAAGAAAAACAAGACT